TCCCCTCCATGCAGAGGAAGGCAAGTCGATTCGCTCGGTACTCGCGTCCATCAAGGCCGATGATGACGTAGCCGTAATCGGCATGAATGCGCCCCGCGACATCTCCCGCCTTGACGGGGCCACGCCGTTTCACTCGCCATGTGAATATGCCGGTTTCCGGGTTGTAGTGAAGCAGTTCGCGCAAGCGCTCTGCGGTGATAGTTTCCGTTCCGTAGGTCATGCTTGGACCTCACCCAACAACGCCGCATCAACTTGCATGTGCAGACTTGCAATGGGGCCATCGTTGAAAATCTGGCGCATATCGGCGTAGTAATCAGCGAGTGCACCTTCACTACGATGTGCCGGGATGGATGTGCCCGCATGGTCGGGGCGCGTGATGTGCCACAGAACACCGCCGAGATGCTGGGCTGCCTTCATCTCGTTTTCGAAGCGGCAGTCATCAACGACGACATTCCAGCCGCTGTTGAGATGGGCGCAGGCCTCTTCTTTCCATAGACCGGTCCAGAACTCCGCGCCGATCAAGTCGCGCCCCCACTCGGTGCCGAGCGTGACCATAGCGTGCCGCGGTGTTTTCCCGCACAGCAGGTCGCACGGCTGCTCCTTGCGCGAGCCTTCAATTTCCTCATCGTCCAGGCCGATGGCGCGAAGCATGGCTTTCAATGGGCCGGCGAACTTCACGCGCTTGTAGCGATGTTCGGCGATAAGATAGTCGGCAACCGTCGACTTGCCGGCGCCAGCATTGCCCACCAGGGCGATAACAGATGGCAGTCTCATTGTTCGCATCCTTTTCCGACTTCGCCATGGCTGTCGGCAGCAGTGAAAAGCTTCCAGTGAATCCAGCCGCGCTCCATGCAATAGAAGCCCCACTGGCGCACGCGCGGTCCAGTGACAAACAGCGTCCAGCAGTGGCCTGCATGGAGCTCTATGCGATGTGGCGCGGCGCCCCAGCGGAACTTGATGTCGCCCAACTTCCGGATTGATCTTTGCAGCAAGCCGCCGCGCTCAATGACGTGCTCGGTGTATTCGCCTCTCAGCAAAGTGCTGAAGTTGAAGAGCCACGGATGCGAGTGGTGGGCGCGGTCGTCATCGCTGCGAAGGAAGCAATGCAGGTAGACGTTGCAGATTGGGTTGCGCGGGACCAGCCACCAGCGCAGCAGGTATGGCCGCTCCGGTCCACCGATCACGAAGTCAGCGGGCCGGCGCGTGACACGCGCGATGATTCGGTCGGCGAGGCTCACTCCACCTCCTCATCCGGGCGCATGCCGCCGATGAATCCATGCTCCCATTGCTTGGCATGTTCGGACCCATGGGGATACGGGTTGGCGCGGAATGGCAGCCCATGACGCGCAGCCTGAGCACCCTCCTCGCGGGTCTGATCGATGTCGATGGTGGAGAGATTGGGGTGGGTCATGCGGCCTCCCGTTGATAGCCTTCGGTGTTGCGCCCGAAATGCGTGACAGCCGGACGCGGCTTGTACTTCGGCGGCGCAATGACCGCAGCGAGAAGCCGGCGCCAGTTGGCCGCAGTGTTCAGCACGGCCGGACCATCGGCGCCGTCGAACTGATCGGCTGGCGTCGTCATAACAGTCATGGCGTCCACCACATGCGCTGGCACTGCGATGTTGATGCCTGCGTTGTAGTAGCCGAGATGCGCGCGCACCGCTTCTTCGGCGTAGCGGCCTGCCGTAGACGTGCGGAACGTGTATCCCTTGTCGTCCGGGCGCCACAGCAGGATGTAGCGATTGCGCTTGTGCGTGTGATGCACGCTGATGACGTAGTAGTCGCTCATGCGGCTCTCCCGATTTCGGCGGCAGCGCGCACGATGGCGCGACGGGTGGCTGCACCAACATCCGAACCATGGGGTTCGGCTACGTAATGAATCTGTCCGCTTTTTGACCGATACCCGACGTATTGCTCGGGCTTTCCTTCGTCGTCGTTACCGACGTACGTTTCCAACTCGCAAGCAATCAACAGCCGCAGCGCATCGCCATCGTCTTCAAGCGGGTCCCAGCATGGGTAGGGGTACTTGTTGAGAATGAAGTGATGCGCGTGTTCCGGCAGAGGAACGATGTACGAGTCAGTGATACCGACATCGTGTCGGGTAATCCACTTGACCTTTATGCCCGCTGCTTTAGCGGCCATCTTCAGCAGTTCGCGTCTGTCCATCACCGGCTCCAAGGCACGCCTTCACACAGGCGCCATTTCGAGTACAGATAATCGGTGTAGCCCGTGAGTTCGCCGTCAGGGATGCCGTACCGGTGCGAGCGGTCGCGCTCGGCGGGGGTCATAGCCCAGTAGACGCGGTGGCCTGCAGTGTTGCGGCCCGTGCGGAGTTGGAAGGTATCGACGGCCTTGTTGCACAGATTATCAAGGCGCTTCGGCGTCGATTTGAAGAGATGGACGAGATCGTCAACGGTGAACTGCTCGCCGGCGTACAGGGTCAACTCGTGGACGAGTTCGACCATTCGGACGGCGCGGGGCTTTTCGGTTTGGGCTCTCATGCGGCGGACATCTCCGTGTGTTGTCGAACTTGTCGCGTTGCTGCATCCACCTGACCGACAGTGCAGAGCATCAGTTGGTCAAACCAAAGGTCGAGTGCTTCACGAATGTCGCGGATTGCATCGCCATCGAAACCAAGGCGGCCGGTGCGCTCGAAGCGTTCACGAGTGCGCATCATTCCGTCGTTTGCCGCCAGCAGGACGGGCATGATTTCCGGGCCGATGTCGGCTCGCGTGAGTTCCAGTGCATGGTTCATGGCGCTGGCGATGGTGTTCCAATCGCCGGGGGTGCCGACGCCCTTGCTGATGCCGTCCAGTGCCGACAGCACGGCGAGGCGGAAGCGATCAGCGTCGCTGTCCTGCATCTGCGAGGCGCGGGCAGATTCCAAGGCTCGCGTCGCTTGCTTCTGTGCGAGCGACCGGTACTGTTTGCGCGGCTTTCTCGTCGTTCCCATCACCGTTTCCCCTTTAGCCAATCTCGTCTTGCCTGCGATTGCTCGGCTGGCAGCGCATCGAACTTCTCGCACTCACGCGGCCAGGTCACGTTCACAAACCTGCCGACCATCGGCTCGAAATCGCAGTGGCCCGTGCCAGCACGCGCATTCGCTCTATCGGCCTTCATGTCGCAGTGCTTGCAGTCGATGCACTCGGGCATGCAAATAAATTAGCGTGTTGCGAAGATATTCGCAGTATAGATAAAACTTAGGTAGATGGGTAGTGGTTTTTGCATCAGTCAACCAACCCTTTTGCGCGTCTCGGTGCGGCCGGCGGCGTGTACCCGCGCTGCAGGTCATGGAATGCCGTGTGCTCGCCCTGGTAGGCCAGTGGCACCATGCCCGTTTCTCCTTGGCGCTGCTTGCCGATGAGAACCTCGCAGATGCCATTGGCTTGGCTGTTCGGATCGTAGACCTCATCGCGGTACAGGAACATGATCGTGTCGGCATCTTGCTCGATTTCGCCAGAGTCGCGCAGGTCGGCCATGCCGGGGCGCTTGTCGGCTCTGTTTTCCAGCCCGCGGTTGAGCTGGGCGAGCGCGATGATGGGAATGTCGAGTTCCTTCGCCAGCGCCTTGAGCCCGCGCGAATAGCTGCCAACTTCCTGATTGCGGTTCTCACTCGGGCCGCCAGTCATCAGGCCAAGATAGTCGACCACCAGCAGGTTGAGGCCATGCTTGCGCTTCACGGTGCGGGCTTTGCTGCGGACCTCCAGCAGCGTGAGCGCCGGCTGATCGTCAAGGTACAGATTCAGATCCGTGATCTTGTGGGCCGCGACTGTGAAGCGCTGCCAATCGTCGTCCGTCATCTTCTCCGGCTGCCGCAGATGCTGCATGTGGATGCGGCCCAGCGCGGCGATGTTTCGATCGTGCAATTGGTCGCGTGGCATTTCCATGGAGAGCACAAGGGCGCTGTAGTTGAGCGCCACGTTGCGGGCAATGCCGAGCGCGAAGGCGGTCTTGCCCATGGCGGGACGGCCAGCCGCAATAATCAGTTCGCCGCCGCGCATGCCGCCGCCGAGCTTGTCGTCGAGATCACGGAAGCCGGTCGGTATCGCCTTGATCTTGCCTTCGGCCGCTTCCTGCAGCCGGTCGATGTAGTTGCCAAGGTCGTCACTGGCTTTGATCGGCTCGCTCTTGACACGCTCTTGCGCCAGGTTCTCGAGCTTGGACTGGATTCGATCAACCACAATCCGCGCCTCGTCCGCGCCCATCACCATCTCCGGGACATCGGCGGCCAACGTCAGTAGTTGGCGCTTGACAGCTTTGTCGCGCACCAGAGCGGAGTAGCGCTTGATGTTCGCCGAGCTGGGCGTCGATTGCGCCAATGCGTTCAGGTAGGACAGGCCGCCGATATGCTCCGAGTCACCCTTGGCGGCGAATCGTTCGTAGACCGTCACCACGTCGGCGGGCTGGCCAGCAGTTATGAGCTCGCAGATGGCGCCGAAGACAGCGGCATGGTCGGCGCGGTAGAAGTGCTCACGGCCCAGGCCTTCAACACGGTCTATCGCGTCATTATCGAGCAGCAGGGCGCCGAGAATGGATTGCTCGGCCTCAATGGAGTGGGGAACGTCCCGAATGTCGGCGTGACTCATGTGTCCTTCTTTGCGTGGTAGGTCTTGGCCTGGGTGCCTTGCGTCGTGAGTTCATACGAACCATCAGCCTTTGCGCGCCAAAGCCTGTAGTAGCCCTTCTTCACGTAGTTCAAAAGGTGTCTACGCCAATCGGCCTGCAAACGGGCCGCCTTTTCGCCATCGCCCAAGTGCTCCTCCTTGAACACCTCCCAGCAAAGCTGGACGAACTCCATGGGCAGACCGGTTTTTTCGACGTAGTCAAGCAGCGGCCCGTATTCGCTGATCGCCTTTTCCCCGGCCTGCGCGCAGCGCTCAATGAAGGTCTTGAGAGAGACGCGGGTTTTGCGTTCTCGCTTTGGTTTTTTCTCGGCAGAACTTTCACCCCCTCCGTCGCCGTCAGGCGATGGGGGGGTAGGGGGGGTGTTTACATGGTTACTGGATACTGGATACTGGATAGCTTTTGATTTGGGTTCTTCTTGGGTATCCGAGATGGAACCCACTGGGTTTTCGTCGCGCTTCTTCTTTGGAGGCCGGCCACCGGATTT